CTGCTTATTGGGCAGTTCAATCTTGGAAAAAAGGTTTTAAAGTGTGATATGGTTGGTTTTAGTTTATCTAATTCCTAAATCCGTAAAATCATCAAGAACACCATTTACTATAATGTCTTGAATTGTGAATAAAGGATTATTAGTTGCTGTGTCTTTGTAAACAGTCAGATAATATCTTCCTGTTTCTTTACATTTACTTATTCTAGCTGAATACCAAACCTTATTGTCTTGTTTGCCATAGCCAAATTCAAATGTCTTTTCTTCAGTCATTTAAATCACCATACAACTTATCTCTAAGTTGTCCGTAATCATCATAACTAAAATTTACTTCTGTTTCTTTTTTATTGAACATTTGATTTATTTGGTCATCAAAAGACATTCCAATCAATCCTCTAGTCCATTGAAAAGAAGTTGTGAGTTCAGATTTATTTACTATTTCATCATAGTAATCATCTAATAGTTTAATCAGAACATTGCGTTCTTTTAATGTTAGTGTTTTCATACTAAACCTCCTTTGGTTTATTCACCAACCATATTCACACTTTTAAAGAGCCAATTAAATTTTATATAAAATTTAATAAACATCTCTATTATACCATATTGAGATTTTCAATTTTTCAGAAATAGGGTAAAAATGGACATAATGAAAAATAGAATTATTTGTTATCACAATTTAGGGTGCGACAAACTTGTACATTTGACACGATTTTTAGGAAAATAAAAAATGGCAAAACAAGAGATATTAAACAGGCTAATTGATACTCACGAACAAAGAGTTATTGGCGTACTTAAAAAACTTGAAGATGACATTATTGCTGACTTAACCAAGTCAACCGCAGGTGGTGAAAACCTAACCACCCAACTAGCAGTCCAACTTAGACCGAACCTTAAAAGATTAATTGAAGAAAACTATCTATCAGAAGTAGATGATATTATCCGTAGTGACTATGATGAGATTATAAAAGAATATCAGAAGTTCATCAGACCGCTACCTATCCCTGCAAGGTTTAAATCATTAACGAAACCTAATCTGGAAGTTATTAACCAACTAAAGTTTTTATCTTTTAGTGGGTTTGAAGATATTGCAAACACCTACCTAGACACATTAGCGAATGAGGTTTATCAGTCCGCTATTGTAGGCAAAGACTTTAGAGATATGGTGAAAAATATTAGAGCCAAAATAAATGGTGTTTACCAGAGAAGTGATGAAACAGAAATCAATCGCCTTGTAGATTTCATAGATAAAAATAGATACTCCAACAATGCTAGTATTAAGGCACAAGTATCTGTAGCAAAAGAAACATTACAGTCTAAATATGCCGCTGATATTTATGGTGATAATATGCGAAGATATGCAAGTCAAATGGCACATGATAGTTTGATGCAGTTTGACGGACAATTTACAAAGTACAAAGCGGCAGAGGCAGGTATAACTAATTTTAAATATACAGGAACGAATATTGTGACTACACGACCCTTTTGTAGAGCCAACCTAAATAAGGTGTTTTCTGAAGAAGAAGCCAATAGTTTATGGACATCTACTAGGTGGGCAGGAAAGTCTGGAACTGACCCATTTATCAATAGAGGTGGATATAGATGCCGCCATAGCTTTATTCCCTACGACCTAGAATGGGAAAATTTGATTGAAGAATAGAAATTTTTTATATATTCCTTAAATAAATACTAACTAAAGGAGTATATT